TGTTGGTGACAATGAAGCCGAGCGCGCCAGCAGAAAGGCCAGCAGTGCCCGAAGCTGGGGCGGTCGCTGCATAGTTGCCAGTGAACCGAAGTTCGGCATCCGTGCGAAGCTCGCGGCCAGCCTTCATCAGTTCCCGGCCAAGCTCGGAAGCGCGGCCAGCGGTGCGGCTCGCCTCCATCGTGGTCGAGGAGCCGACAACCTTCGTCATGATCTGCGTGTAATTGCCCTGGCGGGTCGTATTTGCACGCGAACCATTGGTGAGATCATCGCCCTGAATCGAGGCGTTGGTGGCCGAAGCAGCCGCCAGCTTGTCGGTCTGCCACTCGTGGAAAACCTGAGTAGCGGACTCGGTGCCGATGGACTTCTGGAACGGAGTATCGTCAGGGAATAGTGCGCCGATGGTGTCGGACAGATCCTCACGGACGCCGACGCGGCCCACTGCCTGAATAGTGTTTGTAGGAACGGTCATTTTCTATGACTCTCTTATTGCCGGGTCAGATTTGCCCGGTGGATTGGAGGTATTCGAAAAAGGCTGCGCCAGAGACATCTCTGTTCTTGGCAGTCAGCGCCGTTTCGAGAGCTGCTTGTGCCGTGCGGGCTCGAACCTGATCTGCGCCTTGGGCTACACCTGGCCGCGTCGTGACGGGTGGTTTGCCCTTTGCCGCTCTTACCTTCTCCATCTTGGTCTTTTGCAGGGCGTCGTATTTGTCGGCCTTGTCGAAGGCTTCCGCGACGTTCCGCATCGCCAGAATGTCGGTGGCGCGGGCTTGGCTGATCAGTTCGTCGGTATATCCCAACCGCTTGGCGGCTGCCGTGAGCTTGCGCTGCAACTCAGGGCCAGTCGTAGGGTCGGCATATTCCGGGAAATTCTCGACGATAATGCGGTGCTGTTCCGCGTTCTCGGCTTGCTGGACCTGCAATGCCTGCCACTGGGCCTGCTGGGCGTGCTGCTGGGCCGCTTGCTGCGCTGCTGTGCGCTGGGCATTGGCCTGCTGAAACGCCCTCATCTGCTGGGCATAGGCGATCGGGTCTTGCACTTGCAGCATCGGGTCGGGCTCGGTCACCTGAATGGAGTCCGCGAACGACTGATACTGCTGGGCGAACTGAGCCTGAATCTGCGCCAGTTCGGCTTGCGCCTGCTGAACAGCGGTTTCCTTGGCCCGTGCCGCCTCCTGGGACTTGGACTGAACGAAGCGCTCACGTTCCGCTTCCCGCTTCTGCACAATCTCTTGCGCTTCCCGGGGGAGGGTCTTGAATACCTCTTTCGCTTCCGCGTCCCACGATACCGGCGCTTCGATGGGAGGAAGATCGTCAACTTCCTCTTCTAGTCCGGCTTCGTCCTCGGCTCCTTCGGCGGCTTCGTATTGCTCCTCTGCGCCTTCTGCCGGTTGCTCCTCTTCCTGTTCGTCCGTTAGGCCAAACTGTTCCTTGGCGAGTTCATTGAAAAACTCTTGGGGCGTGGTGGCTTCAACGGGCGCGATGGCGTCGTTGGCCACTGCCGTTTCAGGCTGGGTGGTCATTGATCGTCCTTTTTCAGGCTTCTGGTTTTTGCTGTCTTTCCAGCAGTCCACTGCGGCGGGTTCCAAGCCCGCTTCTGTTCTAGCGTGGGACCATGTTGAGCAGCCGCCGTTGCGGAGCGCTCATGGTTTCAATCTTCTCAGCCCTCAGTTTATCCTGACGGGCAAGTTCCCCATCCCGTATCGCTTCCATCAATCCAGAGCGGATGGCCTTTGAAATCGTCAGCGCGGTCGAAAGAGCCGTCTGTTTGTCGGAGCGTTTTTTGAAGCTGAACTCGGTGGTACTGATCTCTCTAAGACGATCCACATAGGTAGAGTCGATCTCGTCAAGGATCGGGGCTATGAACTCGTCCAGTGCCGCTTGCGCCCGCTGGCCGCGAGCGATGCGCTCAGCTTCGGTCATTTGCCCTTCAGCTTAGCCCGAGCCTTGGCCTTGATGCTGTTCTCGGTCGATTTTGAGATATTCCCGGCATTGTAGGAGCGGGTTGCACCACCAATTGCTAACCGCGCGTGCTTCTTATCCCCAATCGGAAAAGAGCCATTAGGTCCGGCTTTCTTCCCCGGCACTTTGCTTCTTGGCATCTTGCTCATGCGTCCAATCTCCCACCCGGCCTCATCTTCGCGATTCTCTCATTGCTACTGATCGTCGCGGCGTGTTTCGCGGCCTCCAATTGCATCTGGTGAAGATCCAGCCACCCTTGCAAATCCTGCTGGCGGATAGCGATCTGCGCCTCCATCTGAGCCTTCGTCTCTTCCATCTGCGCCGCCGTGGCGTGCTGTGCCGCCATCAGTTGAAGCTTCGACTGGTTGGCCTGCGCCTGTTCTTCGATCTGGGACTGTTTCAGCTGAACCTGCGCCATAAGCGCCTCAACCTTGGGATCTGGTTGCTGCTGGGGCGGAATCGGCTTGCCCTGTGCGTCCTTGGGCGGTTCGGTGAACAGGTCGTTCGGCTGCAATCCACAATCGCGAGCCAGTCCCACCGCGTTGTTGTAGATGTTGTCCTCGGTCACGATCTGCGAGCCGGACATTTTCAACATGCCCTGAACCTGCCCGATCTGCTGACGGTAGATGATGCGTTCCTGCTTCGAGCCAGACCCAAGCCCAACCTTGACCTGGACCTCGAAATCCTGCGGCCATTGCGATGGATCGACCATGCGATACTGGCCATCCACCCTGATCTGGAACGGCTGCCCGTACTCGCGCATCAGCGCGACCTTCTTCATGAACAAGCGCGCCACACCCTCGGCAAATTGCCTGATGACATAGCGCTCCATCTGCTGGCCGCGAGTCATGAGCGCCGCCTGCCCGGAGGCGGTTTCGTTCAGCGCGTCCTCATCCACTCCCTTGTTGAGGCGGGTAATTCCAGTTCTTGCCTCGCGTTGGCGAATCTTGAATTCGATCGCCGCCATCGCTGTTTGCGAAACATCGTTCCGCTGTTCCGGCACGGGAGCCATGTTGCCCTTGAACCGAACCAACCGGCCAGGGCGAACCGTCAGAAGATCGTCAATCGTGTGGTCGCCAATCGACGCTTCGTGAATGTACGTTCCCGGCGCGGTCGAGAAATACAGGCTGTCGAGCATGTTGCGCTCAAGCACCGTATTGACCCGCTGAATGTCCATCGTCTTGTCGGCAAGGGACTGTCCGATGAACCGCCCTTGCATTGGATACGGACACCAATATTCGAACGGCTGATAATCGCACGGCTCAATGCGAAGGATCGTGTTATCGACCCTGTGGACGCAGAGCCGCTCGGAAATCCCGTCCCCGTCGAGGTCGTAAAGAACATACTCCTCGCGCAGCCACACCTTGCGGTTCGGGCCTTCACGATTGAGAACGCCGTACCAACTCGCCCGACCATCATCCCGCGCCGTGGCAAGCGCGGTGAACATCGGATTTGAACCCTCAGCAGTCTTAACCAGTGACGGGTCGAACCCCATTTCCACCAGCTCAGACAGGCTCTTTTCCGTCAGGTGGCAGGTGTAGACAGCGGTTTCCAAGTCCCGAGCATCGCGAGCGATGCGGAACTCTTCAAGCGGCACATGGTAATCTGGAAATGTGGCGGCGGTTTCTTCCAGCGTCACCGCCCGGATCATCGGCGAGCCATCGACGGGATGAAGCTGGTCTGTCTCCTGTGCCTCAATCGCGTTATCTGGCACCATCGCCGGGTGATACAGAGCATCGACGCGCTGCTTCTTGCGCTCGACGCAGCATTTCACGATCCCGATCTTTTCGAGGAGTCCAGCCTTGCCCCAATCATGGATCAGCCGGAAACCAGACTTCCTGCGATAGATGTAGTGCAGCGCCTCGGTTGCATCGTCGCAAGCCTGCTGGTCATCCTCGCTCTGCGGCTCGATCTCAACGATCCGGTCGTTACCGGCCATCACGTCCATGATCGAGGTGAGCATGTAATCGGCGGTTTCAGCTACGTCGCGGGCGACAACCTGTGACCGACCATCCTCTTCATCGCCATAGGGCTGGCCGTTGTAGGAATTGATCGCCGCCTCGACTTCCTGAAGCAGCGTCCCGTTGTAAGCGCGGGATTCTTCTTCTTGGAGGAATGCGAGGAATTGGGGATCAACGTCCATCAAACGATCCCCTTGTTGTTATAGCGGATGGGCTGCATCGACGGGCGCTCGGAATGTCCGACAGCGAAATACCGAGCCGCATCCGCGTAGTGGCTTGTCCAGTCGTGCAACGGGTTCTGACGAAACTCCTGCCGCTTCTCGTCATACTCGCGGCGATACATTCTGAGGGCCTCAATGCCCTGCTTGCACTTGTCTTTGTCGAACCAGCATGTCGGGAGCAGCATTCTCACCGCCTGAATGCCATCCGCCAACGGAATGTTTGGGCAAACCGTCGCCCTGATCCCCAACCCCTCAAGAACCTCTTTGCGGCTCTTGCCGGTGCCTAGCTCGCGGACCTCAACGTCATGTGGCAGATAGTGACTGCCCCACACGTAAGGCCGCGACTGCAATTCCTTCACGTACCAGTCGAGACCGACGCCCTCACCTTTAAGGCAGTCGATAAACCGCGTCTCGCGCCCAACAACCTGGACAAACCAGATCACCGTGGAGTCGGCGACGCCCAGATCCCATGCCGTGTGAACCGGTATTCTCGGGTCATAGGGAACCGATGTAATCCGCTGTTCCGCAGCGTTCATCTCAGAGCCGTAGTAGGCACCCCTTACAGCCGCCTCGAATGAGCACTCATATTCCTGGGCGTACTCATCCGGCCCCATCATCTTGCGGGCGTCGGCAAGCTCTTTTTCGTCCAGCAGCTTCGTTTCCGAAGCCTTGAGCATCAGCCTAAACCAGTCAGGATCGTCCTCTGCCTGAGTCCAGAGCTGGTGAAATGTGTTCTTGCCCTTCGGAGTGCCGATGAAAATGGCCCAGCCCTTACGATCAGACAATGCGGGCCGGATGACCTGAGACCAGACGGTCGGGTCCATATCTCCAAATTCGTCGAGGATCGCCCCGTCAAGGTAAATTCCCCTGAGGCGATCCGGGTTATCAGCGCCGTAGATGCGGATTCGAGCGCCGTTACGAGGGAGTTCAATCCAGAGTTCGGAAGCATTGACCTTCCGGTTTCCCCCGAAGCATTCGGTATATTCCAGAAGATAGGACCAGGCGATGTCCTTAGCCTGGTTGAGCTGCGGAGCGATGTACGCAAAACGCGGACTCTTATTGCCGCAGAGCGCTGCTGCCTTAACAAGGTCATTGATGCACGCGACAGTCTTTCCGGCGCGGCGATGGCAGACAGCGATTGCCCATCTGGTCTTTCGCTCGTGCAATTCCATGAAGTCAGCGCGCGGCGCATAGTGACTCAGCGCTACGGCTTCGGCTGTGGCGGCTGCCATCCGTACCGCGTTGCCTCAGCCAATGTGCCATCAGTCGCACTCAGATCAACCGCCGTTAGATCGGCCAATGCCTTCTTCAGTAGAATGTTTGCTGCCTGCACCTGAGATGGACTCATCTCAACTTCGCCAAGTACATGATCTGTAAGGCGATTTATAAGCTGACTGGTCTTGATCTTTGACCGCACTTCATCCTGGTGATGCGGTCTAAGTCTTGCGGCCACTTTCGCCCTCCGTTTACCGCTTCCGAAGGGATGGGCGGTGTCTAGGCACCCGCCAGCCTGTTACGCGTGAATCCCGCAGGGGAGTTTCTCGCTCGGTGTTCAGAGGCTGTACTGGCGGGGATCAGATAAAAGAAAACCCGCTCGGTGGCGGGTGAAGCGCTCTAGGCGCAACTATAGAGAATATCGACGCGCATACACTAAGCTGTGCATCATGTCAACCCGCGATCTTGCGGCGCGGGATCAACGCATCAGAAATATATTGGTTCCGAACCATGCTCAAAGATTGCGCCACATCGCGATCAGATTGGCCGTGAACCCAACAACCGCCTTGTCATCACGCCTCACCGCTGGCCGCTCCCATCGGCAAATGTCCTCGAAGATATTCCAATAGCGGA